TTCTTGCAACAGGTCTTACCCAAAACAAATGAAAGACCTTGACAACTGGGCAGAAGAAGAGTATCCAACTTACAAACACAACAAGGAATCTTGGGATATGCAACAACAAGAATCAAATGTCACTGAGTTTGTCAAGCCTACATACATGGCTTACCGTGGCATCACCAAGGAAACTATGGAGTTCTACGACTGTAAGACTTTAATAGATGGTAAGGGTGAACCAGTAAAACAAGAGTACATCTACCCTTCGGGTGGTGTAAAGATAAGACAACTACCAAAGACATTCAGTGCTAGAAACTTAAAGACTGATGAGTTGTACGGTATGAACCTATGGAACAGTGGCACAAGTAAGATCATTACTATCACAGAGGGTGAGCTAGATGCTATGTCAGCATACCAGATGCTACACAATCCTAAGTTCGACAACCCTGTTGTGTCGTTGCCATCGTCAACACCATCGCACAAGCTATGGGAAAAGATAAACAAGTTCCTGTCTTCCTTCGACAAGATAGTATTGTCTATCGAACACGATGACCAAGGCAACTCAGTGTCAGCAAAGATAGCAAGCCTGTACCCTAACAAGGTCTATCGCATGGAGCTTGACAAGTACAAGGATGCCAATGAGTTCCTACAAGAGGGTCAAGCAAAGACATTCAAGTCAGCGTGGTTCAATGCTAGGAAGTACACACCTGCTAACATACTGAATACACCTGATCAATTCCTTGGCTTGTACAACAAGTCAGAGAACCACATCTACGTGGAGACAGGGGTGCAGGAGTTCGATGAGATGTGCCTAGGCTTGATGCAAGGACACTTCACCCTGTTCAAGGCGCAGACAGGCATAGGTAAGACAGAGTTCATGCGTTACCTTGAGTACAGAATACTAAGTCAATACCCTGACATCAAGATAGCTACGTGGCACATGGAAGAGACTAAGCTACGGTCTATACTTGGCTTGGTATCCTACGAAGTGGGTGACAACCTGACACGCAAGGACTTGATCGAGGACAAGAACGCTGACAGTATAGTACAACAGGCTATTACTAAGCTTACCAAGGATGAGAGACTATACCAGTTCTTCCTCAATGATGAGGATGATCCGCTTGACTTACTGTCACAGATCAGGTATCTGTCTCAAGCGTGTGATGTTAACTACGTGTTCTTCGAACCTATCCAAGACATATCTGCCAACGCAGGTACAGAGGATAGCAAGGAGCAGTTCCTAGCTGACCTGTCAGTCAGGCTATCCAAGCTTGCAGCAGAGTTGGGTGTAGGTATTGTAACTATAGGACACACTAACGATGACGGTCAGGTAAAGTACTGTCGTATGATTGAGCAACGTGCCTCAGTTGTAGTTGATCTACAGCGTGACAAGATGTCAGAGGACAGAGAAGAGAGGAACACAACCAAGCTACTAGTGACAAAGAACAGACCAGTAGGTCCAACAGGATACGCAGGGCAACTACAGTTTGACCCTGACTCCTTTACATTGAAAGAAAAGTATGCAGTATATTGATCCCTACGCTGCCTTTGCAGCAGTAATATATTTCTTTGGCGTGTTCTTGTATTACGTACACGTAAGAACTATATTCTATTTTTTAGAAAAGCCACATGAGATGAGCTTCCCAAAAGTTATGTTCAGTAGTTCGCTATGGATATTCAACGTAGTAGCTCTAATGTGGGTAGAGTTTACAGGAGAAGATGATGACAGATAAGATCGTTGCAATGGACATCGAGACAGAATCACTGACCCCTGAAAAGATTTGGTGTATCTGTGCAGAGGATGTGCAGACAGGTGAGAAGGAACACTTCGTTCACCTCACCACACTACAGGAAGAGAAGGAGAGGTTCATTGAGTACTGTAATAGATACGACAAGTTTATATTTCACAACGGAATATGCTTTGATGTTCCTATTATTAATCGCCTTGTAAAGAAAGACTTGATACCTTTGGAGTCAGTCATTGACACACTGATTGTCAGCAGACTGGTTGACTTCGACATCAAGCATGGGCATGGCCTCAAGGCTTGGGGTATCAGGCTAGGTAACTTCAAGATGGACTTCTCTGACTTCTCTATGTTGTCAGATGAGATGATCAAGTACTGTCATCAGGACGTTACAGTTACATTAAGAGTGTATGATAAGTTCAAGAAAGAAATACATAATCCTGAGTGGGAGTGGGCTATGAGGTGTGAACATGACATACAAATTCTATGTCAGAACATGACAGACAACGGCTTCTACTTCAAGAAGGACAAGGCTGAAGAGTTATTGGATGAGATAGAACAACGCAAGGCACACCTTGAGGATGCTTTCCAAGAGGACTTCCCACCCAAGCTAGAGGAAGTCAACCGTATCAAGTACAGAAAGAAAGCTGACGGTACACTGTACAGCAACGTGACCAACGCACAAAAGAAACACGCAAAGACAGTAGTGGACTGGTCAAAGCAAGAGCCTGAGCTAGTATGCTACGACTTCATAGACTTCAACCCTGCCTCACCTAAGATGCGGATAGAAAGACTGTGGGATGCAGGATGGAAACCCTTTGAGAAAACGAAAGGGCATATTGATTATGAAAGACAATCAGCTAGAGCTTATCGTTGAGACAAGAGTTTGCAGATCGTGCAACATAGAGAAACCTATAGATAGATTTCACAAAAGGCATAGACTAGCTACAGATTCAAGAGATACATTGTGTGCAGCTTGCTCTAACGAAGGTAGAAACTGGAGAAGAAAAGAGAGAAAGAAGTATGAACACCTAAACACAGGATGTTGTCATAGTTGTGGTAGAAAAAGTGATAGTCTACACTTTGACCATGACCACAAGACAGGCAAGTACAGAGGCTTTCTGTGTCATTTTTGCAACACAGGTATAGGAAAGTTAGGTGATGATATTGAAGGTGTGACTAGAGCACTTAGGTATTTAGAAAAACATGAGGAACAAAATGGATGAAAGAGGACAGAAGTTTGCTAAGTTCGGATGGACTTTATCTGAGGCAAACCTTAACACACTGCCTGAGACAGCACCTGCAGGAGGCAAACGTCTAGCAGAGTGGTTGACACTTGAGGGTAGACGATCCTCACTAGTGGAATGGCTAGGGCATTGTGGTGACGATTCACGTATACACGGTAGCTTTACACACGTTGGTGCATGGACAGGTAGGATGGCACACAGAAATCCTAACCAAGCTAACATCCCTGCACAGTTTCACGGTGATGCTGTCACTGCTGTAGAGAAGGTGAAGGACAGATACGATGGTCAACTACGTGAGTTGTGGTGTGTACCCAAAGGCTGTTACTTGGTAGGTACAGACGCTGAAGGTATCCAGTTACGTGTGCTTGCACACCTTATGAAGTCAGAGGAATACGTACACGCTATCGTGTCAGGCAAGAAGGAAGATGAGACAGACATACACAACCTCAACCGTAAGGCTCTAGGTATGTCACACGTTACTAGAGATATGGCTAAGACTTTTATCTATGCGTTCTTACTAGGGGCAGGTAATGCCAAGGTAGCACAGATACTCAAGGTCAATCAGAAAGAAGCGAAGCAAGCAGTTGAGAACTTTATGCAATCAATTCAAGGGCTTGCTGACTTAAAGAAAAAGATTATACCACACATAGCTAAACGTGGGTGGTTCAAAGGTCTTGATGGACGTAGGGTTATAGTACCTTCAGAACACAAGACACTAGCAGGTATGCTTCAGAATGGTGAGTCAACCATAATGAAACACGCAGCACTCGATTGGGTACACAAAGCTAAGAGACAGTTCATTGAGTTCAAGCTTGTTACGTGGCCTCACGATGAGTGGCAAACAGAAGTGCGTGGGCAGATGAAAGATGCTGAACTACTAGGTGAGATACAAAGGCAATCCATTGTTGACACTGGTGAGAAGTTCGGTATGATTTGCCCACTCGCAGGATCAACTGACATAGGATATAATTGGAAGGATACCCATTGATATGGATTTTTGCACTATCACCTATAATTTTTTGCTTGACATTGAAAGTAATTGAGTGTATGTTGATGAAACGAATCAGTAAAGAGGAGCTTGTAAATGACAGCTAAAAAGAAAACTAAGTATGGTGTATTCGAAGGTGACTTGTATTACGCACGTATCTTCGAGGACAACATAGATGACTCAGAATACCATGAGCGTACAGAAGGACAGTTCAATACTGTGTTCGTACCTAAGGATGATGATGAGCTACAGAAGATTGTTGAACTAGGTTTCCCTGAGGAATCAATGGGTAACCGTATGATCAAACCAATCTCTGCAGCAGACAATCGTGCAGGTATGAAACTCAAACGTCCTAACAAACACCCTTCTGGTATTGAAGACTTTGGTGGTGCGCCATCCGTTACTCACGGCACTACCAATAAACCTTGGGATTATATTGAAGACGGTGCTCTTGGTAACGGCACTAAGGCCAAGGTCAAAATCTCTATCTACGGTGAGGGAGCTACCGCCTCAGTAAGGTTAGAGAAAGTTGGCATCCTCGAACACGTACCATTTGAAGAGATGGCTGCAGAGGATCGTTGGTAACAACCCATGTACTCCTTTCGTTGTAACTGGCAGGGCTTCGGCCCTGTCCTTTTTCCCTGAGGTTAGATATGAAATACGCAGTAATGATTATGTTTGATACAGATGAAGACTACAACTACGTACCTGCAGAGTGGCCTTGTAATACTACAGAGGGTTACAAACCAAAGCTGTTTGATACTTACGAATCAGCAGAGATAGAACGTAGTAAGTGGAACACAGGAATCATAGTGGACTATAGTGACGATATACTTAGGCCAATGACAGAGAAGGAACGGCAACGTGCAAAAGAACGACAACTTGCAAATACTGGTTGACGGTGATCCGTTTGCTTATCGTGCAGCTTTCTCCTGTGCAGATGAAGAGACAGAGGCAGCAGTAGAAAAGATTGATGAGTTACTAGAGACTGCACTAGAGGCAGTACTGTGGGAAGTAACTGATGACAAGTATCAGATATTCCTGACAGGTAAAGGTAACTTCAGAAAGAAGATTGCTGTCACTAGAGAATACAAAGGTAACAGGAAACAAGAGAAGCCTGTACACCTTGGTGATATTAGACAACACCTGATTGATAATTGGAAAGCTATTGTGTCCAAGGATGAAGAGGCAGATGACCTTATAGGTATCTGGTCTAACCCTGACAGAATTGTAGTGTCAATAGACAAGGATATGTTACAGCTACCCTGCACACACTACAACCCACACAGACGTACTTGGCAAACAGTCGAGGAGTTTGATGGCTTGAAGTTTTTCTACAAGCAGATACTGACAGGTGATTCAGCAGATAACATACAAGGTATCTATGGTGTTGGCCCTAAGAAAGCTGACAAGATACTAGCTGACTGTGAGACAGAGCAGGAGTTGTACGAAGAGTGTGTCAGAGCCTACGGTGGTGATGAAGACAGAGTTATTGAGAACGGTAAACTCCTTTGGTTAAGAAGAGAAGAAGAACAGATATGGCAACCACCCAAGTTCACAGATTCAGATCAGGACTAGAAGAGCGTAACGCTAAGTACCTTACAAAGAAACGTGTCAAGTTTGAGTACGAGACACTAAAGGTACAGTGGCGTGATATGAGAGTAAGGAAGTATACTCCTGACTTTATCCTACCCAACGGTATCATAGTTGAGACTAAGGGTAGGTTTACTTTGCCTGATAGGAACAAGCACAAGTGGATACAAGAGCTACACCCTGAGCTTGACATAAGGTTTGTCTTTAGTAATCCTTACCAGAGATTAAACAAAGGTGCAAAGAGTACCTACGCAGACTGGTGTAATTACTACGGCTTCTTATTTGCTAAAGAAATAATACCACATGACTGGGTAAAAGAGAAAAAAAAGAAGATATGCTTGAACAAGGTACTCTAACATGATACCTATATTGTCTAATACTAATGATAACATAAGATACTTTGATATTGAAGGGATGAAAAATGCAAGTTAAAGTACACCAGTATCTTGATGGTCCGATAGACCAAGGAGATAAGTGGACACTGTTGTGTATGATTGAAGAAAAAGGTTTGGTCTTTGATGAAGAGTTAGAGTTCAAAGATTTTAATGATGCTTATAACTTTATGAATAAGCTCAAGCAATCAACTACACCCATACTCCATGAAAAAGAAACTTCCCTTTGGATACATTAAGGCTTGACAATGTTTGATCACGATAGTAAGATAGAAGCTCTTGTCAGTAACTACGGACTAAAGTTATTGATGGAACAAAATGATTTAGACGAGGAAGTAATCATAAGAAAGTTGGTGGACGATGGAACTATCAACATGAATGATTACTTTTATTTAGATGTTGAGATAAAACAGTGGAAGGAACAAGAACAGTGATAACTCTAGATGATATAAATGCTTTTCAATACTACAATCAAAACCCCCTTGACATGGATAAGTATCAACAGCAAGCTGCAACTACAGCTATCTACGATAAGAAACACTCAATCATTTACCCTGCGTTGGGTCTAGCTGCTGAGGCAGGAGAGGTAGCAAACAAAGTTAAGAAGATTATGAGAGATGGTAAGCTTGATCGTGAGGCTATAGCTGACGAGATAGGAGATTGTCTTTGGTATATAGCTGCTCTGTGTAGAGACTTGAATGTAGACATGGAGACTGTAGCTTATAGTAACCTAGAGAAGTTACATGGCAGACAGAAACGAGGAACATTACGAGGGAATGGGGATAAAAGATGAACAACTACTTACCTACAGATTACCAAGCGTTCATACACACTTCAAGGTATGCACGTTGGCTAGAGGAAGAACAACGAAGAGAGACTTGGGCTGAGACTGTTGACAGATACATGACCAATGTAGTCCTACCTGTCATGGGTAGAGACAGCTTCGTAAACCAGATAGAAGAATCAATACTTAACCTAGAGGTTATGCCTAGCATGAGAGCTATGATGACAGCAGGTAAGGCTTTGGATAGAGACAACACATCAGGTTACAACTGTAGCTACCTACCAGTGGATGACCCTAAGTCATTCGATGAGGCTATGTTTATACTGTTGTGTGGCACTGGTGTAGGCTTTAGTGTAGAGCGACAGTTCGTACAGCAGCTACCTGACGTACCTGAGCTTTACGAAAGCGACACTATAGTTGTTGTCAAGGACAGTAAAGAAGGTTGGGCTAAATCTTTTAGACAGATACTAGCCTTGTTGTGGGCAGGAGAGATACCTAAGTGGGATGTATCAAAGGTAAGACCTGCAGGTTCTAGGCTAAAGACATTCGGTGGTAGAGCTAGTGGTCCTGCTCCGTTGGTTGACTTGTTTAACTTTTCAATAAAGATATTCAAGGACGCACAAGGACGTAAGCTATCGTCAATAGAGTGTCACGATCTTATGTGTAAGATTGGTGAGGTTGTAGTAGTAGGTGGTGTACGTAGGTCAGCTATGATTAGTCTGTCTAACCTGTCAGATGATAGGATGAGACACGCTAAGTCAGGTGATTGGTGGACTAACGATCCTCAACGTGCCTTGGCTAACAACTCTGTAGCCTACACAGAGAAGCCTGATAGCCTATCATTCATGCGTGAGTGGATGGCTCTAGTCGAATCGGGTAGTGGTGAGAGAGGTATCTTCAACAGAGAAGCAAGCAAGGAACAGGCAGCTAAGTATGGTAGACGTGATCCTGATTGGCAGTTCGGTACTAACCCTTGCTCAGAGATAATCCTCAGGCCATACCAGTTCTGTAACTTGACAGAGGTTGTTGTTAGGTCTGGTGATAATTTCGCTGACCTAGGACGTAAGGTAAGGATAGCTACTACACTAGGAACTATACAATCTACCTACACTAAGTTCCCATACCTTCGTAAGATATGGAAGGACAACACAGAAGAAGAGCGTTTGCTAGGTGTATCTCTAACAGGCATAATGGACAACCCTTTATTAACGAGCAGAAAAAATGGACTATCGAAGAATCTCGAAAATCTTAGACAGATTGCAGTTAACACAAATAATAGTTTGGCTGATAGCCTTGGGATTAATCCTTCCACTGCTATTACCTGCGTCAAACCCTCAGGAACCGTCAGTCAACTTGTTGACAGCGCCTCAGGTATCCACGCAAGACATTCCAAGCACTACATCAGGACTGTAAGAGGTGACAACAAAGACCCACTGACAGCCTTTATGAAGGATCAGGGTATTCCTAGTGAACCTTGTGTAATGAAACCTGATCAGACTACAGTTTTCAGCTTCCCTGTTAAGTCTCCTGCCAACGCTATAGTTACTGAGGATATGTCAGCTATAGATCAGCTAGAGACATGGCTCATGTATCAGAGGCATTGGTGTGAGCACAAGCCTAGTGTGACTATCAACGTAAGGAAGGATGAGTGGTTTGAGGTTGGAGCGTTTGTCTACAAACATTTTGATGAGATGTCAGGTGTGTCCTTCCTACCGTACAACGAACACACCTACCAACAAGCACCTTATCAGGACATAATGAAAAGTGAGTATGTGACATTATTGTCACTAATGCCAGAGAAAATAGATTGGTCACTCTTGACAAATTACGAAAAAGAGGATAGTACTAAGTCAAGCCAGACATTTGCTTGCACTGGTGACGTATGTGAAATGGTTGATATAACTTAAAGGATAATAATATGATAGCATTAGAACTATATGCAGTATTTGCAACTGCAGTAGCTATTCATTCAATCTTCTTTACGTAAGATGGATGATGTAGTAAATAAGCCACCTCACTATGGAGATGGCGAAATAGAATGTATTGATTACATGAGGGATAACATGGACACTATGATGTTCATGGGCTACCTAGAAGGTAATTGTAAGAAATATATGCACAGATACAGGTACAAAGGTAAACCTGTGGAAGACCTCAAGAAAGCTAAGTGGTACTTAGATAGATTGATACAGGAGATGGAAGGAAACTAGATGTTTACTGCTTTAATTCTAGCGTGTAACATATCAGTGACAGACTGTAGAAGTTTTGGTACACCTAGGGTTTTTAATACAGAGAAAGAATGTCTAGTGTCTCTGGCTGATGGTAGGCTTCAAATTGAAGCACAAGGTTGGATGATCTTGGATTCACACTGTCACCATTGGGGTCAAAAGGTATAAAAAGAAGGGGAGCTACTTAGGCTCCCTTTTACTTATTAACAACACTCACACTCTGGATGGCATTTACGATTTCTTAACGCACACCAAAGTCTTTTTAAATATCTTATCATTACCTTCCCCTTTTTATTATCTTCTATTTCCCATTGCAGTAAAACCAAAGTATGCACCAACAAGTGCTGATACAGACACAACGTATATGTTAGCTATGTCAGCTATCAACATTGCTGCAGTCTCTTGACCAATCAAGGTACAGAGAAAGATACCTGCAGGGTACAAAACCATTCCTGATAGAGCAAACCAAGTCATGTTTCTTTGAGCATCACGCTTGGCATCGTCATCCTCAAGACGTCTACGTCTATCGTCTAGGTAAAGCTGACGCTCTTCGGCATCTAGCTTGCCGTTCTTATCTAAGTCGTATTCTTCTACCATTAAAAATCTACCCAACCCATAGCGACTAGTAAACCTAACGCCCCACCACATATCAACAAGAAAATTACTACAGTAATAAACGCCATCTCAGCATTTTCTTTTATGCGTTCAGCGTCTATTCTTGCTTGTCTTTCTGCTTCTTTTCTTTCTTGAGCAATTTCTCTACGAAGTTTGAGTAGTTCCTGATAAGCAGAGTAGCCAATAGTGTTAACAATGAACTCTCTCAATTCTTCCTCAGCCTGTTTAGCCTGTTGACGTTTCATAAACGTGTCCAGAGCTTCCTCATTTGCACTACTAAAGGGGCTTTGTTTCTTCTTTTCGTGTTCTTTCTTTGCGCCATCTACACTGTCAAAGAAACTACCTAGCTCCTTGGACATGGATGCTAATGTTCTACCTGCACTTATGCCACCCTTGACCATCGCTAATGCGCTGAGTGGATCAATCATAGTTAGTGCCTCGGATCAAGCATATCTTTGTGATCACGACTGATGAACTCTAGTGTCTTTTCTAATACTGCTACTCTCTGTTTAGCTCAACGATACGCATGATACTCAGGCTCATACCGTCTACCTCATCCCATAACTCATCAGTCTCATCGTATACATCTGCCTCAATCTCAGCCATGATGCTTATTGCTTCGTTTATGTTAGTTTTGTTCTGTTCAATATCCCTGAGCATATTTACTTTTTCAGCAGTATTGCTCTGAGCATCAAGGACTGCTACAGTCTCTTCTAGGTTAGCTATTATAGATGCTTGCTCTGAGGCATACCACACCATACCACCCAAGGAACTGCAGATAATACCAATTACTGCTATATTTACTTTAGGTAATTCCATCTACTCTACCACTTCTTACATGACCAGTATCGTGCAGTCATCTTATCTTTAGCTGTATCACACTTATGTCTTGCACGAAAAGACTTCCTACGTTTAGGGTTATTCTTCTTGATTGTCATGTTGGCATCACCAAACCTTATGATCTTTTCTTTACCACCCTGACAAGCCTTGACAACAAACTTCTTACCACCAGAGACCTGACGTTTAGGGCTGTTGCACTTCATCTTTGCTTTGTTTATCTTAGCCACGATACCTGCCGAATGTTATAGTCTTTAAGAAACCTCTCCATATTTCTATTGGTGACGGTAGCATCCAACCTAGTACAGCTAGTAGTATCATCCACATAGGTATGTCTTGGTTCAGTACCTTGACGTTACCTGCGTCACCATCAACACTGAAAGCACCCTGCGATTGGTTGACGTTTACGTTCTCACCTGATATGTCTCTACTCTGGTCAATGGCTGACTGGTTGTTCTCTTTGCCTATCTGTGTGTTGGCGTTGACGTTAGTGCCATCACCTTTGCCCCCACCACCGAAGCTTCCTAATAGTCCTAGAGGTGACAGACAGCCACCTAGGAATAGTACGAGTGTTAATGCTAGTGCTAGTCTCATCAATCTAGTTTCCCTAAGTTAATTTCCCAAGTAGTTCCTTGACCTTCTGGAACACCTAAAGCTGCTGCCCAAATACGTAGTCTTTGAAGGTAAGGTCTTGGGTCACCGTTCTCATCAGTTAAAACTTCAGTCGATAGCTCTCTGTACTTATCCATATTACCAGCTTCTTTGTGTGCTAAAGCTTGCTGAAGTTTTGTACCTAATGGTCCAGTATTAAAATCGTAAACATCTCTAACTATTAACTCACCTTGTTCATTTAAAAATACGTTACCATCAGCAGTTTGACCAATTAGAGTAGCCATTCTAAACTCAGGTGATGTTACTGTTCCTGTAGCCATCGTAGTAATGTCTTTCATCAACACACTTTTTCCCTCAAAACCCCAATCTTTGTAAGTAAAACTACTACGTCCTTCATCTAAAACTTTTTTAGCTGTGCTCTTTATAACTGATATATCTGCTGGTGCAAAGTCATCAACAGTTAAACTTATTTGTCCATTGTTGTTCATAAATTCAGCAAATTTAGCAGCGTTTATAGGTAAAACAGGACTAAAAAAATCTAGTACAGGAACGGCTACAGTTGTTAAAGTTTCAGGACTAGGTATAAGGGAAGACCCTTCTAAAACAGGTAAGTTATTATTTGTATTTTTATCCTCATTTTTTTGATCCACATTAAAAGTAGGTATGTTTGGCTCAGGAATCCTGCTTACCATAGAAGACACACTTTCTTTTATATCTGTAGCCTCAGGTAATAACTCATATGCACTATCAGCAGCATCAGCTACAGCCTCTGCGCCACTAGACATAGCTTGAGATGCGCTATTAACAACAGTGTCAAAGAAAGATGGACCCTCTTGAACAGCTTTAGTTCCACTTTCTACTGCAGCATCTACAGCAGTTTCTACTAGCTTACCTGTGTTCCAACTACTAGCCATTATTTATCTCTTTTATTAGCCTGTCAAGTGTTGAATTATCCACGTACTTAAAACCTTCCCAAACTTTTCTAAGGTTCTTCCTTTGTTGTGTGCTTGTTTTACCCCTAGTTATAGCATCCCTAGCTAGAAACAAGAACATCTTGTCCTGTGTCTCTTTATTAAAGACAGTATCATCAGGTAATCCCATCTGATTTGCTACACTTCTAAGGGTAGTTCCTACTATTTGGTACTTACCCATAGGTGTAGAGGTTTGACCTGTCTTGTAAGCTTCAGTATTCTCTGACAACCTAGGTTTTACGTACTGACCATACTGACCAGACGGTTCAGAAAAGTCATAGAGTTGCCCTAGTGTCATAGTTGACACCCTTGTTCCTCTAAAAGGCGTGTTACCTGCCTCATAGTTACCAAACAAAGTATCGTACCCTTGAGCCTCTACTTTTTCTAAGGTCTGTTGAGTTGTAGAAGCTGGCTGTAGACTAGCTTCAACTAATGTTCCTGTGTTCCAACTACTAGGCATATCACTTCTCGTATAGCAACCCGTCATCGGGATCAATGAAAAAAGAGCCGCTAGGAAGATTATTAAAAGCAGCTTCCGCATCTGTTGCACTCATTCCTTCTGTAAATATAAATGGGTTTTCTTGTGTGAAGTTCATACTTACTGCTGGGCCACTCTCTAGTTCTACACCTGAACCTATTTGAGTAGTTCCCTTTTCTTGGGCTATCAGTTTCATACCCTCAAATTTAGTAGGGTCACCACCAAGTTTTCTCCAAGCCTCTGCGTACTTGGTTGACATTTGGTTTATTTTATCTATTTCTTTGTAGTCATTGTGATACAAGAGTATATCAAAACCTTTGCCACGCATCTCAGTTTTTTCTGACCTAGTTAATTTAGACCCATTATCTTTAATCATCCTGAAGACGTTACCACCGTAGTGTTCATCAGCAAAAGCTTGAACAGTACCATCTCTAAGAGGCGCTGGACCTACTGTTTTAAAGTCTATGGTTCCTTTACCTTTTATTTCGAACACACTGTTTTGTGTAGCACCAGACATAGCAGTAAAGAAAACATTTGATTGTTCTTGTAGTGCGTTTAGTAGTTGTGCTTTTGCTACCTCTACACCCTCAGGATTAAAAGGTTTTACTGCTTTAAGTAATTCAAAAGTTTTATTACTGAATAGTCCTTTCTTAGGATCAAATAGCATATTTAAATCTAAAGGCTCGTTTGATGTAGCTACAATCAAAGCCGATCTGTCTATACCTTTTAGTAATAAGTTTCTAGCGTTCTCATCTGATTGCATAGCTGAAGTTTCTAGACCTAGTATTTCAAATGTTATCGAATAATCTAGGTTGCTTAACTTAGCTTTATCAGACATCTCCTCAACTTTTGTAATAGAGTTACTTGTATGTAATTCAGTAGTAGTGTTAAGACCTGACTCTTCAATGTTTACATCGTTAGGTAGGTTTTCAAAAACCTCTAAGGCTTCATACCCTATGTCATCACCTGACACACCCTTCATTATAGCTACAACCTCAGGGTAGCTCTTGTTCAACACAACTTCAGAGAGTTTGTCTAGGTTTCCTAGGATAGCCCTCTGCAGTGTAAGGTCTACATCAGTAGCCTCTAGCTGCTTGACTATGGCTAGGTCAACTTTGTTTAGTGTGTCACCCTTGAGTTTATTTAAGATGTCTGTATCGTAGTTTGTTATAAACTCTACAAGTTCATCAAGTTGATCTATTCGTTTCTGAACTCCTTGGAACTCCTGATCTGACACACCCCTAGGTTGTATGAACTTACCTTTGAGTATTTGTATCTGTCCTTTGAGTTGTTGTAAACTCTCAGGGCTTACATTACCACCCTCTATCTCTATTGACAATGCCTTTAGTCCAAGTTCCCTTGTGTTTTCCAAGGTGTTTATCATCATCATTTCATTCTGAGTAAACTCAGCAGCAGACATTGTGTTAGCGTTGGATATAACTAATGATGCAGTTTCTTGTTGGGCTATCAAGCTGATAGCTTTCTCAAGCACTGCTGAATCTGTAGGATTCTCCACACCATCAGCTAATAGTTTGTCTCTAGCTAGAAATACGTAAGCTGGGTTCTCAGATAGCTTCTGGTTCATCATGTTGAGTGATTCTTGATAAGGGTCAACATTAAGATAGTCTACATCTACACCAGTTGTAACCTTGACTAACCTAGACACATTCTCATCTATTTTTAGACCCTGCTTTGAGTACTTAGTGATCAAAGAGTTTAGACCAGTCCTTACGTTTAGATCACCTTGACCTTTAAGACCGTCAAGTTCTTTAGAAAACTCAGAGTATAGTTGCCTGTTTATAGAACCTTCTGAAGGTTGTTTACTTGTCGATGTCATACCGTCTAAGACACCAAACAAACCTTTACTTAGTGCGTTGATACCTGCAGCAGCAGCACCCATTTCCGTAGCACTAGGATACGTAACGCCTTGAGCGTAGCTTGCTCCTGCATCACCAATGTCTACAGAGTAAGAATCAGCCATAATATTTCCTTAATACATTTGTTGAGATATAAGACCAGCTTCAAAGCCTAGGTCTAACCTTTGAGCATTTCTTAAAATGTCTGGTATTGCACCTGCATTTACAAGGCTATCCTGAAGTGATACCTTTAGCTCGTTTGACAAGTTAGATGCCCATAGTTCATCTGATATTTCTTGCCATAGTTTTGTTCCTCTTACCATATCACGTTCATCACCCTTTGTCAAGAGTTCAATAGCAAGAGTAGCCTTTCCGTTAAGTCTATTTCGTAAATCTTTATATACGTTATTTTTCTTATAAATTATTTCTTTGACATCATAGTAGTTTTGTACTGGGGCAGGAGTAGCACCAAATAATACCGCAGCAGCAGCCTCTGGTGGTAACCCACTTACAGCTAATTTTCTAGTCCTACTTCTGTAGTTTCCTGATTCTATCAGTTCTCTTATCTTAACAGCTTTATCTACAGTTGACAAGTTACGTAGAAGTTGTGTTAAGTCTTCTCTCACTGATTCGGTTCTACCACCGTACATAGCTCTGATAGCGTTGGATGCTG